TCTGCGTACCAACTTTTTGGCCATTATTTCAGAAGTGTCAAGTACATTAAGTCCTTTGGCTTCCACATAGGCCGCATAGTCCATACCAGCGACAACTATCAATACAATGCCAGCCGGATTTTGAGAAATCAGTTGGTTCATTAGTTTCCTACCGGATGCCGGGCCTTTTGTAGCAGTCGGCTTGACAGCCTCAAAACCGCCTTGATGCAATACTGAACCATTGTAAAGTATACAATACCCGGTTGAACTTCGCAGATTTCCAGTTTGGTCGGTATATCGACGCTTGGTCCTCGCTTCCCGGACACATTCAAGACCGACGTAATTAAGCATCTGTATCAATGCAGAAATCCTAAAGCGGATACGGCTTTCAACATAGCTTCTGAATTGATTTTCCGGTGAGTTCCTATGTATCGGCATACTTTATTCAACTGTTATTCTTACATTTCCTACGACATCAAGAAACTGTATGTCCTGCACCCGGAATTTACCAACCTTTGCACCACGAGCAGTATTCAGTATGATATATTCAGCATCGAACTCCTGCATGTCAATCAGAACAACAAATTTGGCGCGGGTGAATGTACCGCCTTCGTAGCGTCCTAAATGGTCGTTCTTATTCGTTGTGAAATTACATGGAATATGTTTGCCGGAGGTTTCTTTAACCTCTACCGGGTTGCCGTTCTTAAAACCGCCACCCGTATATTCCACTATCTGTAAAGTTCCGTTTGCTATGACCATGATTACAAATCTTCTCCTTGATAACCGTAAACACCGTGATTGCTTCCTTCCAATTTCTTGCGGATAGAACCAGCCTTCAATTTGAATCGGTTTCTTTCATCATTGGAGAAAGTATATGAGATACCCGCCTGGGATATGTTCGGAGCTTCGGAAAGAAAATCGTATATGCCAGCCTTGGCAAGCATGAAAGATTTACTTTTCCTAATTTCCGGTGTAACCAACTCGTCCGGATTCAACCCGGAATCCTCGGCCACCTCTTCAATGATGGCCGGAGGAATCGGATAGTTTGATATACTTCTTAATGAATTAGAAATAGTTCCCATAGCATACTATTTAGGCCGCATCGCCGTCATTCCAGGTCGTAGCCATAGTATTGATGAATACCAATGACTTTCTTCCGGTTAAAGCAGGCTGAACATAAGCCTCTGACATAGTAACCTCAAGCATCGGGTTTACATCGGAGTAAACCGTCATTTTATAGTATGAACCGTGAGTTTGCAATGCCCCCGTACCCTTAACCAATGGAACGGGCTTGACGTGTAGCCCAAACGCGCTTCGGCTGAAAGGGTACATACATTCTCATTCCAAGGTTTGATGGTTTCCCGGTTTCCGTCCTTCTGCTCAATCGTAGCATAAGTATCAATAACGAGAATTTGGGGAACTTTCTTTTTGCGCATATAGCGGTTGATAGTGTCAATATCAACATCATCTATACTTTCAAGACCTACAGCTTTCATCACTACACCGGCAACACGCTTGATGGTCTTTTTCTGTGCACAGAGAAGGTCAAATGCCGACTGTTCCATGATTGCATACTGCGGCTTTCTTCCACCTTTCTTAGACACTATTTTTTGGCCTCTCATAATGTCGGCCAAACCATCGGCAGTTTCCAGGTTATCCCATTTGACTGCTGCACCGATGAAGTTTTCTTCCGGAACATTGAAATTGATTTCATCCTGCTCGGCCATATCTCCATCTATTTTCGCAGTCAAGACCTGCTTTCCGCGAGAACCGATACGCATTGCGTCAATTTCAACACGATAATCCATACCGTCACCGCAAAACTTCACATCATCATAAGTCATATCAACAAGATGCTGGGCAGTGGATGGGTCATCGCTAACGGCTGCAATGGCCTGCAAGTCGTTGTATTCGTTAATCTGAATTTCGTCTTTCTCGCGCGAAATCTCAATTTTTCCTAATGTACCGCTCCATGAACCAACCTTTTTGCGGGTTTTCTTCGGAGCTTTCGTGTTGAAGGCAACACGGTCTGCAGATACGGGAATACCCTCATCCCCTTCAATTCCTTTAAGGTCGAATTTGGGAGTATATTTCAGAGGGAAAAGCTGCGGCCATGCAAGCCCTAAACCGGGCACGTATGAATTGACTTCCAACTCCAAACCGGGTTGGTCGATGTCAAACAAAGGAGCGTTCATCTGTCCCATAGTTATACACATTTAATAGTTGGTAACATGGCTTCAATATCCTTACCGATACAAGCCGTTTCCTTTCTCACATTTGCGCCATTAATCAGACGCACTGGCTGTTCACCCTTGCCGCCGAAAATCTTGTTTCCAAGAATGTATTCGGGGGTATAAATTGGTGTAGCAGCAGAATCATGGGCCGCTTTTGCTTGATAAAGGCTTTCACCTTTCTTTATTACAACTCCCATAGTTACGGTAACTACATCTTTATCATTTGCCGATGTATCTACCTTGGTACAAGCAACCGCTTTTTTACCATAGCCCAAAACATCACCGGAAACGATACCGCTTCCTTTGGCTATGTTGATAGTGCTATCCTCGGCACCTACATCAGCAAGCAAACGGTATGACTTAATTACCGCATATTTCCCATCGGAGTTCAAGCCTACCGCAGTAGTTTCGGGAGCATCAAAACCCGGCTCGACAACAAGACCACCGCCCGGCTTTTCAGCAAACACTTGTTCAATACGAATCGGGTCTGCCGCTTCTGCTTCGTTGTAAGAAAATCTATCTTTCATTACTACTCACTTGTTTTTGGTAGCCCAACAATGGCCGGGGCAACCGTTTCGGCCTTTCTTGCATTCACTCGCGCTTGAACGAATGGACTTGGTTTCCCGTCATTCCCTGCGCTTACACCAGTTTTTGGCCTTCCGACAACACCATCGCTTGCAGCCTGGCTGGTTGTTGCATCTTCAATGTCAGGAGTGATTTCTTCAATCCATTCATTAAAATCCGCATCATCCTTGAACTGCATACGGTTAAAGTTCTTCAAGTAGGTCGCTTTTGTTTTTTCGGGTGCATCTTTCAATAGTGCATCCAAAGTAGCCTTCCGGGTATCGGCAACTTTTCCTGCCTTCATCGCCGACAGTTCTTCTTTCAATGCGTTGTTTGATTGAATAAGGGCTTTAGCCCAAGCCGGAACATCTTCATTACCCGTATTACCTTCTGTTTTGTCAACTTTACCGTTTCCATTTGTTCCACCATTCCCATCTTCGTTTCCTTCACTTCCGGTTTCTTCATCTGGGTTGGCGGGTTTACCGTCTTTCAGACCATATTTTTCCTCATAGCTCTTTATAGCCTTCTCCTTTGCATCAGTCACCCGGCTATCTGAATAGCTATCAATCACTTGTTGTAGAGTAAGTTCCTCGACATAAGTTTTGGCTTCCTCTTCATTCTTTACAGTCTTTACGGCTGTTGCCGCTATCCTGCTCAATACTTTTTCGTCTATCCCAGCAAACTTGGTTTTCAACGAATCCAAGATAAAACGTTTTATGCTCATATTAAATCACCTAATTAGTTTATACAAAACTAATGGATATTTGCCTTTTAGCTTATATAATAAGCTTTTATTTAGCACGATTTATTTAATTAAGAACTTAACAAGCAAAAGTAAACGAATATAAATAACATGAAAAGGTTATAAAAATATTTGACATAAATATTGCTATTTTAAAATAACTTTCTATATTCGCCATGTACTTAACAATGAGGTACTTAGAACTTAAATTCACAACAACAATGAAAAAAGGTATTCTAAACTACACGAAAACATTCATCAATCGCAACTTCCGTATGAAAGTCTACGGAGTAGATGAAAACGGGAACCGGATTAATAAGCTGGTAGGCGTTGCTGGATTAATCGCCCTTATCGGTGTTGAACTGCTTAACAAGTTCCTTGACCGGGCTTTGAAAGCCGGACTTGACAAGTGCGTATGCAAACTGCGCAGAGGTTTACAGGTATCATTCTATAACAAATAATCGTATGGCAATCAATTACAGAAAATTAAAGGCTCAAATTAAGCCTTTTAAGCCGGAAGCAAAACACTCCGGCTACATCTTCCTCGCAACTGACGAGCAAAAACGTAATGGCATTGATACCATTGCAAAGCCGGGTAGCAAACGTAGTTTCGTCAAGGTTATGGCGTGGTTTGTAAACGACTATGAAGAATATCGGGAGGAGTTCAGCCTATGAAAACCTACACCGTATATTTCAGCGAACCAGTTTGCCACAAGTATGTTGGGGACAAGTTCAACAAGGAGTTGAAGAAGTGGGAATACGATGTTGAGTGCGAAGATTGGAAAGACACTTTCACGTTCCATTCTCTTGCTCCGGCAAAGAAACTCATAAAAGCCAATCTTGATAAGTACAAGGGTTCTTGTATTACAAAGATTTGGGCAAACGGAGATTGGGAAAACCTTTGGGAAATAAACCTCAAAGGCTCTAACAAGACATTCGTTGCAAACACCAAGCAAAAGAAAGCAAATTATTGATAGGTCACGCCCGGTCTAACCAGCCGGGCAAAACTCCACAACAACATGGAAAATCAAGTAATTTTAAGTAAAAAGAACTGCCATAGAGCAGCGACTGTTAGACAAATAGAACATCCGGAATACGGAGAATGGCTTTTTGAATGGAGAGGACAAGACTTAGGCGGGAATATGATGCGTAGAGATTATGCGCATATTGCATCAAGACCGGGTTTTTGTGATTCTATTGTGATATATGACGATGAACTTGCAATGTGGGAAATCCTTTCATGGAAGTATGAAGTAAACCTTGAAGAACTTTGGGAAGCGGCTTACAATGCCTTCTACTCTACAAGTTTTGTCCCGGATGAACGCGCCACACAGTACATTCGCGATTATGAAAAGGAATTGAACTCTGACCTCGCAAATATGCCGGAAAGCGAGAAGGAACGTTACATCACGAAGTATAAGGATTGGGTTCGTACTCTGTTTAACAAACATTCCCGTATAATGAGCGCGATGATTACCGGGCCGGCGCGTTTTCCCACTCGTAGAAATGAGAAGGCCAACAATTCTTACGATGCATCATGCAGGGAGTTCAGAGAATGGCGGGAAAAGGCTCTCAAAGCAATTGCCCGCCGGATTGAAGAAGCTAAACCATCCGAACAGAGAAAAAACGAAGAATGGATGCGGCTCAAACGCTCAATTTATTCTTCCGCTTGCACAATCAAGGGTATCAATGAAGGAACTGAAAGAGGGTATAACAAGGCTCTGTTTGTTTCCAGCATATACGGTAAAGTTGAAACATACGCAAAGCGAGGTGATGTTGCAACTGTAGAGAAAGCTATTGCTTATGTTCGCGAACTGAACAAGCAATCATCAATCATCACGGAACGTCACAAATTTTTTAAGCTCGTAGAGATGGCAAAAGTTGTGTGCAAGGCACAAGAAGAAAAGACGAACAAAGAAGATGTTGAGATTGAATTTGAAGGTGGAAAAGTGGTGAAAAACTTCTCCGAAGATAGGTTGCAAATAATCTTTCCCGGAAAACCGGATTCAGAAACTATTTCCAAGTTGAAAAGCAACGGGTTCCGTTGGTCGCCTCGTTTTATGGCATGGCAAAGGCAACTTACCGACAATTCTTACTACGCTTGTGCGCGTGTTGTTCCGGTCACTGTTGAACAATTAAAAACAGCATAATGAAAAAGGAAGTAATCAAGGCGGCTTGCAGGTAATTTCTTGCAGCCGTCAACACAATAACATTGTTTTCCTTTGTTTTTACGCAGAATAATATTCGTTCTTGATAAATTATTAAAGTGACAAACAAAAATATCAGAAATTGGGGAAATGGGAAAAATAACTAAATCTTACATCATTAAAGTAAAGTTCGCAGTTCCGGTTGAAGGAAAGCGGGAACACTTCTTTGGTTCTCTTGCCGCAATTTACGAGAAGTTCACTCCATTTCAGATAGGTTGTAAACTTCCGACTTTATGGAAAGCCGGGATTGAACCAGGCAATCCAAAGAATACAAGAAAATGCACCATCTCAAAACATGAGGTATTGCGCAAAGGACAACAGAAAAAAGGAAAGGAGTAAAGAATATGGGCGAAATAGCAGACAGCTTAATTAGCGGTGAATTTGATTTTATTACTAATAAGAGATAAATAGAATTGGGCTGCTTTGATAGCAGCCCGATAATTTAAAACCATGATTGAACATAATTTCTAATCAGCTCAATAACGACCTATTTTAGGACTTTTTTAAGTGCTTTTTGGGCAACGTCCCATAGGTAAGAACGTTGCTATACACTGAATTTGAATTTGTACATATATCATTTTTTTAAATTATTCGGCAAATATAATCATAATCAAATAAAAAAGATAATTATGGAAAAAAATTATGTAGCGAATAGCTGTAAAAATCCTTTTCAACAAGATGTCGTAGGTATTCTCTATGGCTTAGGTCAGTGACCTATAATTTAAAGCCCTTTTTTATGCTACCTGTCGAGGGGGAGAACATTCCAGTATATAAACACAAAAGTATTGAAAGCGCAGAGAATGAGGCAAAACGGCTGGCTGAAACATTGGATAAAAAGGTTTATGTCCTTTGTTCTGTTAAATCGTTTGAAGTCAGCAAATTCATAGTTAAGGATTGCAGGCCGATGATTGATGAGCTTTCGTTCTGACTACATCGTTAAAAAAGTGAAAGGGTAGCGATTTTGTTACCCTTTTATTTTGTAAAAAGTAACGTAATCGCTACTTTTGTAGCATTAAAAATAAAGAATAATATTTATGAGTGCAATAGACATCATACGTGGAATTCTAATTTATATGTACGGCCAAGACCACAACCCGCCCCACCTCCATATTAAAGACGGTGGCGAATGGTTTACTATAACCATAAAAGACAGAATGGTTGAAGGTAAAGGAAGTTCAAAGACAATCCGCGTTATCAATGAATATATTGATGCACACGAAACACAACTCCTTGAAATATGGGAGAAGGCACAAAAGGGAGATAAGATAGAAAAAATTAAACGATAAAATATAAACGATTATGATATTACAAGTTTTATCAGCAGATTATTTGGGAGGACACACCCTCTTGTGTACTTTCAATAATGGAGAAAAAAGAAAGGTGGATTTAACACCGCTTTTGAAACTTCCAGCATACAAAGAGTTGGAAGATGAAAATGAATTTATCCGATACGGAATAGACGGTACGATTTTTTGGGCAAATGGGGCTGATATAGCTCCTGAATATTTGTTAGAACATGGTGATGAAGCGTAACGGATATGAAAGTAACGGCTATTGTGAAAAAAGGGAATGATGGATTTTATTCCATTTATTCGGAGAAAGAAATAAACCACCATAGCTTCGGTGGGTATGGTGAAAGTGTAGAAGCTGCAAAGGCTAATTTTATACTTAGTATAGATGAAGCAAAAGAAATGATAAAAAAAGAAATGGGAATGCTACCGGATGAATTTACCGATATGCAAGTAACGTTTAAATTTGATATAGCTTCCTTCTTTAACTACTTTGATTGGATTAATGTCAGTAAGTTTGCCCAATATGCAGGCATAAATGAAAGTAAAATGAGACAGTATAAGAGTGGTGTAGCTTATGCAGGAGAAAGAACCACTAATAAGATACTGAAAGCTATAAAAAAAATGGGGGCTGAATTAAGTGCGGCCTCTTTATAATCAGAGACTTTTAGACAAAGTTCACCCGTGTAGGATTATTCTTACACGGGTTTCTTTTTACGCAGCCGCCTTGTAGAATTGTTCGTTGTCCTTCAAGAAATACGGCAATGTCCCTTTCGCGGTCATCTTCTTTATTCGCTCTTGGTTTTCCCTGCACCATACCTTGAACTTTTGCGGAACCTTCTTAATTCGGCCCTTGAATTGATAATTAGAAACATCTTCGCCAGCAAGAATAGCTTCTTCATATTTGATAAAGTCCTCAAACTTGGGTGTAATAGGAACCGCTACACATCGGCATTGTGGATGCCAGCCTACAAATTTGAACGTTTTCGGATATTTCCCGGCCAATTCGTCACAAATATCCGTTACCGGGTGATTGTTTGAAAGGATGATTTCAAATCCCAAAACAAGGGCATTTCCTTTCCAATTCTCATAATCTGCCGTATGGTAGGCAATGTTCACTTCGCTGCGCGACAATCGCATTGCGTTTTTGTAAGATGAACGGTACACGCCTTGGCCGGGATGATAGTTCTTTGCACGTTGGGATAAAACAAGGTTTCCGTGTTTGTCCCGCACTCTCCGAAACAGTTTCTTGGGTTCTTTCAAATAGCGCCGTATGTCCCGGCTTAATGCCGCCGCACTCCGTCCATCCCCCAAAGCAATATCCAAAGCAAGCTCAAATTCAGAAATACCACTATCAACTATTTTCCAAATCCGCGAAGATAATCCCATGCCGTTTATTTTCCTGGTCTGAAACGATTTCAAAGCCTCCAAATTTCGTGGTTTAAATTGCGAAATTTGCGCTTTTGTCAATCGGCTTGATAAAGTTATTTCATCAACCCAAGAATCGTTCTTATCGCAGCTTAAATTCCACGCTTCCTCATTACCCTTCGTTATTGTTTCATAAATTCCTTGATGTAATTTCTCAAACAGTTTGTCAACACGTGACTTTAATCCCGGAAAATCATCAAAGGAGAAAGGCTTTTCCCCGGTGAATCCGGAACGCTCGCCAATTTGGGCAATTTCTTTGATGATTTCCGAGTATAGGGTATCTATCTCACGCGCAATTCTATTAAGGTTGGCGATATGTTTCTTATCGAATTTACTTGCTTCCATAATAAATCAATCAGATAGTAGGTTCCTCTATTGCGGACATATTCTCTTGTGCTTCTTCCGCTTCTATCTGCGCAATTTCTTCATCCACATCGTCAACTATTCCAAGTTTCTTGATAGCGGTTCTCCTTGAAACTATTGCTTTTCCATTGGTAGCGTTTGAGAAATTGTTAATCTGTTCCGCATCATCCTTAATGTTGTATGGAGTAATGATTACCTCAACATCCATATTGTCAATCGCACTAACTAATGACGGGTACATCTTTTTCATGAAGGCTTTCACTACATTTATTTCCCGACTAAACACGTCAAGCCATATGCCGCTTTCATCGGTAACTTTCAACTGGCCGTCAATAAACATCATTTTCCGGGCTTCACCGGACATGGGGGAGGCTTTCATACTTTCCATCGACATATCCGGCAATTGCAGTTGAACAAAGAAATTCTTACGGATATTCTCAACATGGAATTTTAGGCTTTCAATAGCTTGTTCCCATGTCTGATAACCCGCTTTCGCATTTGCCGGATAATGAAGGACATTCCTGGAAGTCCTATCATCATTGGGTTCCTTACCGTTTTTTATATCATCATCTGAGAACACTACCCAATTAGGCTTGCTATTCTTACGCAGATAGTTCCCATTTCGGGATAGTGACCATTCTGCCTCAAACAAATTCTTACTTTCATCCTCCCATATGGGTTCCGGACGGGTGCCATATACGCCTGCAATCTTCCCAATTTTGATGTCTTCGTTAAGTTCCTCAATCCATTCGCTTCTACGTCCCGACTGCACCCACCGAACATGCTTGTGGTCTGTATAGGTTTCAAAGTAGGTTGTTTTCTCTTTCCTCACTTCACGGGTGTATTGAATGGAAAGAGCAATCATATCGTCATATTCATCAAACAACGGATATAACAAATCTCCATTCATGGGGGAATAGGTCTTACACCGCAGCTTTAAACTACTTTTTTCCCCTCCATATACAGCTTCTTGAATTTGGCTATACCATATTGTGGCAAATTCACAAGAGGCGTACAGATAGCGTCCGCGTTCGATATTGACACTGTTTATTTTGTTCTTGTCAAATATCCCCTCCATAATCTTGGCAACCTTCTTTTCGCTGTCATTCTTAGCGTTGTACACACGTTTGACCGGAATACCAAATGCAAGCTCCGTCATGCGTTTTACTGCCAGTTTTTGTAATCCCATAGTGATACGACACATACGGATAAGCTCACCCTTCTTGTTTACGAAGTCACGGTAGGTCTTGTCCGTCATTACCGGGTGATATTTCGGTTCGTATTCTTTTTCAAGCTTGCTCCAAGGTGGTACGGAAACAGTCTTGAATTTCAAATCCTCAATTATCTGCGACGGTATCCGTGCGCTGTTTAGAATTTCATCAATCGTTTTCATAAGTTATGTCTTTAATAAAGTTCATCTTCCAAATCTTCTTCGTATCTGTCGTAAGCGTCTTCATGTACGAGTTGTACAGGATAAAAGGTATTGGCAAGTGCATCAAATTCATCCGTGGAGAAGCCCAGCCGTTCTTTTATGTCCTCTTTAGGCTCAATGATTATTCTTCCCATGAAGCTAAACTTGATTTCTGTCGCTTCTTCGGCGAAAGTTCCACCTGGCGGCAGCATGGCATTCATACCGTTGTCCGGGTTCAACCAATCGCGGACACACCAAAAGAGATAGGCGCGCATATTGGCAAACGTGTATTGTCCGGTTATATCCGTCAATTCCTTGCCGCTTTTGGTCTTGGACCCCTCACTGTATTTACAACTATGAATATTGGCCTTTTTAGTATTCAGTCCTTCTTCGTCGCACACCTCAAGACAGCGCGAATAAACACCCGCACCTTCCCCGATAGTATCAATGAATATCATTGTTCCAGTTGTATTCTTGGTTACATTCATGGCCTTCCCTGCAACTTTCATGTGGTCGGCTCTTCCACCGGAATTGTGTTTGTCGAACTTCTCAACGTAGTTGTTGTACCGGAAACAGTAAACGGAGCAGTCGCGTCCCATTCCTGCGACATCCACACCCAAACGACAGTAGTTGCGGTTCCCAAGATGATAATTTTTCCATCGTTCCTGCGCAAGTTCAATCCATTGTAACGGTATCAATGAATCTTCATCGACTTTAGGAAACTGGCCCAGCACCTTTTTTCTGAACAGGTCCGAAGGACGGTACCATTGTCCCTCAAATTCAAAATCATTTTCTTTTTCCGATATATCTTCTGTTCTGATTGGTTCACACCAAATCTCAACCCTTTCTTTCACCCATTCATAATCCACCTGGCCGGGAATGATATTTTTCTTTTCCCTCACATTGGGGGCAGTAAGGCTATTGAGGCAGAATTTTTTCCATCGTTTTGCCTTTTGGCTGCGTGCCGCATATCCGATATTCGTATTGGGGTTAAAGACAAGTAGGAGACACGAATCACCCTGCAAGTTACCTTCAATGGCCTCGAATGTATCATCAACAATACCCGTAGCTTCCGTGACGATAAAGAACGTGTGCACAGCGTGGAATCCGGACCACGCCTCATGGTTGTTCTCATCAGCCTTGAATCCCGTTAGGAACCATTCATCATTGTCAGTTCTTATATCATAAGCATTCAATCTTCCGGG